AATAAAGCGGCACGAGATTTTAGTAAATTAGATAAACGAGCCGGAGGGGTTACTAAAAGATTTAACGGACTAGCTAAAGCTCTAACCGCAGGGGCTTTATTAGAAGTCGGTAGACGTTCCATAAATACGGCGGCTAATTTTCAAAAGTTACAATTACGACTTAAATTACTTACCGAAGCTACCGGAGAGTTCAGCGAGGCTCAAAAAATAGCTACTAAAGGTCAAAAATTATTTGGAATGAGCGCTACGGAAGCACTCGATGGAGTTACTAATATTACGGCGAGATTAAAACCTTTAGGAGTTTCTTTACAAGATATAGAGACTACTTTTATAGGATTTAACACCGCCGCTAAGTTAGGAGGCGCGAGTGCGATGGAAGCATCTAATGCTTTTAGGCAATTAGCTCAAGCTTTAGGTTCCGGAAGATTAGCCGGAGACGAATTTAGATCAGTTTCCGAGCAAGTTCCACTTATCCTTAAACCTTTAGCCGATGAGCTTAACGTATCTACCGGAGAACTTAAAGAATTAGCCGCGCAAGGTAAGTTAACTAGCGAAGTAGTTATAAGGGCCTTAAGTAAATTAGGAAAAAGCGGTGCGGAAGATTTAAAAAAGATATTAGAAAACGACCCGACTCAAGTATTTAAAAATTTACAAAACGAGGTTGAGAATTTGCAAATAGCGGTAGGAAGCGCTTTATTACCCGCCGCTAAAGCATCTACGCAAGCTTTAACGGTATTAGCAAAAGTAGTTAATGGCCTTCCTCCCGAATTTATATCTATAGCCGCCGGACTTACGACGGTTTTGGCTACCGTTACGTTAGTTACGCCCGCTATAAAAGCTATGGGTGTTACGTTAGCGGTATTGACTAAAAAGTTTGTAATACTTAAAACTCTTTTAGCCGGTCCCGTAGTTGCCGGAATAGTCGCCGTAGGTTTAGCCCTTAATTATGCCGTAAACGATATTAAAAAACGTGTTAGTGCCGAAAAAGAATTAAAAGATGCTATAGAGAACGGTTCCGTAGCTCAAACCGAAGCGATTATAAAAATAAAAGAAGAAGCGCTTGCAAAAGAAGAAGCTAGAGTCGCACACGGTAGAGATAGAAAAAATAGAGATAAAAATATCGCAAAAATAAAAGAAGAAATAAAAGCTCTTAAAGATAGAAAGTCGTTTATGCAAGAACATAACGAATTGATGGAAAAAAATAAAACTTATAAAGTCGGGGAATATACATACGATACGGCCTCCGGTAAAGCTATTTCCGGACCCGATATAAAGCAAGAGGATAGAGGATTTAAAGCCGGTTCGTTAGATGAAAAAGAAGCAAAAAAAGTAAAATTATTAAAACAAAGAATACAAATAAAACAACAAGAAAACGATATAGATAGACAACTTTTAGAAAGACAATTTGAGTTTCAAAATAAAATGGAAGCGGCTATGGAAATAGAAGATGACGCTCTTCGATTAGAAAAAAGTAGATTATTATTAAAAGATTATCAAATCGATCGTCAAGAAATTTTAAATTCGAAAGTAAGAGATCAAGTTAATATTTCGAAAGAATTAGGAGATACTTTAGAGCAAGGTTTAGTAGAAAATATAAAAGGAGCTATAAACGGTACTCAAACTTTCGGAGAAGCTATGAGTAATGTTTTAAATAATTTAAAAAATAAATTAATGGATAGAGCTTTATCTAATTTATTTAGCGGAATCGGTGATGCGGTATTTGGAGACGGCGGAAAAAATAAAGGTATTTTAGGCGGAGTTTTAGGGAGTATTTTTAAAGCAAATGGGGGACCCGTAAGACAAGGTGGAAGTTATATCGTCGGAGAACGTGGTCCGGAACTTTTTACACCTCGTGCTAGCGGTAATATTACTCCTAATAGTGCGATGGGAGGCTCTACGAGTATAGTCGTAAACGTAGACGCTAGTGATTCCGAAGTAAGTGGAAATACGGCTCAAGGAAACGAGCTTGGACAGCAAATAGCGATTGCTATACAATCGGAACTAATAAAGCAAAAAAGAAGTGGAGGTTTATTAGCTTCATAATGGCCACTTTTCCTACGAATATAAAACCGACTTATAATAGCTCGGAAGATATAAAACAAGATTATCTAGAAACCGAACTAGGGGACGGTTATAAACAGCGTCTTATCTTTGGGTTGCCCGCTAATAAAAGATTAAGAAGTTTTAGTTATAAATATGAATTAAGTAAAACGGACGCTAATACCTTAGACACTTTTCTAAATGCTAGATTCGACGCCGGAATGGAAGAGTTTGATTTTACACCCGTAGATGAAACTACCGCTATAAAAGTTATTTGTACTAATAGAAGAAAAACCGTTCCTTATAAAAATAGAGTTAGTTATAGTCTTAATTTTATGGAGGTAAATGAACCTTAATGGCTATTCCTCATTCTGAATTACAAACTCTTACTCCGGCTTCGATTTTAGAACTTTTTACTTTGGAATTAGTAGAGGGACTTCATTATGCCACCGGAAATCCTTCCAACGTACCTACTATTTATAGATTTCATGCCGGCACTAGTATGAATAGCGATTCGAATATTATTTGGCAAGGTGATACTTACGAAAGATTTCCTATAAAAGCCGACGGATATGAATTTACGGGAACGGGTCAAATTCCTAGACCCCAACTTTTGATGAGTAATTTAGGAGGTATTACTAGAAGCGGACAAGTTATAACCGTTACGGATTTACTTATAACTATAAATGCCGTTACTCCTCATAATGATTTATTAAATGCAAAATTAACGAGATTATCGGTTTTAGCTAGTAGTTTAGACAATGCTAATTTTAGTTCCGGTAGTAATCCTTTTGGAACTCCAAACTCTAATGAACTACCTAGAGAAGAATTTGTAATTGATAGAAAAAGTCAAGAAAATAGAGAATCGGTAAGTTTTGATTTAGTTTCCGATTTAGATAAAGAAAATTTTAGATTACCGGCGAGACAAATAACTCGTAAGGAATTTCCCGCCGTTGCTTCCGCTATTAATAGATAATGATTTATTCTTGGAGTCAAGCCGCGTTTGAACACGCTAAAGAATGCGAACCCAACGAATGTTGCGGACTTTTATATAAAGAAGAAGGTCAAGTTAAATATGGACCTTGTTTTAATTTAGCTTTTGATAATCCCGAATTAAGTTTTGTTATCGAGCCTTTAGATTGGAAAAAATACGAAGATAAAGGAGAAATACTAGGAATAGTTCATAGTCACCCGACGGGAGAATTTAAATTTAGCGAAACCGATATTGCTAGTTGTAATTATTTAGATATTGATTTTTACCTTGTAGACCCCGTAACGCAAAGTATTATTAGTATAAAACCGGAAAATGAGAAAAATTAAATTATATGGGAGACTTAGGAAATTTGTAGGAGCGCCCGTACTAGAAGCGGAGGTAAAGAGTCCTTTTGAAGCTCTTAGTTTTTTGCATTGTAATTTTAAAGGAATCGAAAAACACATGGCTTTACAGCCTTACTCGATTATTTGCGGTGATTTAACTATTACCGAAGAATTAATAAATTTAGAAACCGAAGAAGATATAAATATAATACCTTTAGCCCACGGTAATTTTTTTACTTTTATTATCGGTGCCGCTATAAAGTGGGGGGCTAAAAACTATATTAAAAATACTATTTTAAGTACTATCGTCTCGACTATCGGAACCCAACTTTTAGTAACAGGAATAAATAATATGCTTACTCCTCAAAGAAGTAATAATGTAAGTTCAACTTCCGGAATGGATAGGGCAGACCCCGCCGCCTTCGCCGCTAACTATTCTTTTACGGGCCTCACTAACGTTAGTCAAGCCGGAGTTCCGGTTAATTTAGTATATGGAGAAATATTAGTTGGCTCGATTACCGTTTCTAACGGTATAGATACCGTTCAAGTGGAGGGAAATAATTAATGAGTATAAAAGAATTTGATCAAAATACGGTTTTAAATAATCCCGATTTACCGAAAGACGCCTTATCTAGTAAGCAATTTAATACGATCGTGGACGTTATTTCCGAGGGAGAAATCGCGGGGTTCGCGACGCCTCATAAAAGAGGAATAGCTAGTAATAATGCCGCCTATAAAACGGCTTGTAAAACCGATATTTTTCTAAATAAAACTCCGGTTTTAAATATTGCTTCAACTTTAAACGACGCACAATTTTTAGCTAAAGCGCAAAATCCGGACGACTCCGACTTTAACTATACAAATGTAGGATTTGATTTTAGACTCGGAACTTCTAATCAAACTTTTATATCCGGTATAAAAAATACCGAAACTGAAAACCCAATAGGTACTCCCGTTACTACTACCACGGCGGTAACGCACACCGTAAGTAATACTAATATTAATGCCGTTCGAGTTACGATAAGATTTGCGAGTTTGCAAAAATTTAGAGACGACGGCGATATAGTCGGCACGGAAGTAAATTTAAAAGTAAAAACTATAGAAAATAACGGAACGACTACGACGGTTATAGATGATACCGTTAAAGGACGATCTACTAACGCCTATTTAAGAGACTATTTAGTTAATTTTTCTAGTACGACTTCTTTTCCGGTTCAAGTAAGAGTTGAAAGAGTTACCGCCGATAGTACCGATGCCCAACTAGTTAATGCTTTTTCTTTTCATTCGGCGACCGATATTATATTTCAACAAAATAGATATTTAAATACGGCTCACGCGGCTTTAAGAATAGGAGCGGAACAATTTCCTAGAGTGCCTAATAGAACTTATTTGTTAAGAGGTATAAAGGTGAAGGTGCCGCATAATGCAACCGTAAGTTTAACCGACGGCTCTATATCTTATAGCGGAACTTTTAACGGTACTTTTAAAACCGATAAAGAATGGACTACGGACCCCGCTTGGATTTTATACGACGTTTTAACTAATACGCGATATGGGTGTTCTATTCCGGAAACTAAATTAAATAAATTCACTTTTAAAGAAGTAAGTGAGTATTGCGGAGAACAAATAGATGACGGTTCCGGTAACGGAACTAAAGAACCTCGTTTTGCTTTAAACGTAAATATTACTCAACAACAAGATGCTTTTAATTTAATAAACGATCTTTGTTCGGCGATGAGAGTAATGCCTTTCTATAACGGAGGAGCTATAAGTATAAGTCAAGATTCTCCTCAAGAGGCGATCTATAGTTTTACTAACGCTACGGTGGCCTCCGAAGGTTTTACTTATTCCGGCTCAAGTTTAAAAACTAGACATACTCAAATAAACGTGAGTTATTTTGATCTCGAAACTCAAGATATAGATATAGAAACCGTCGAAGCGGATACCGCAACGCAAGATAAATATGGAATAGTTACTAAGAATATTACGGCTTTTGGTTGTACTTCTAGAGGTCAAGCGAATAGATTTGGAAAATGGTTTTTATTTAACGAACAAAACGCCGGAGAAACCGTTGTTTTTACTACGACTATAGACGCCGGAGTTTTAGTAAGATGCGGACATATTATAGAAATATCGGACTCTTTAAAAGGAGGAGTGAGAAGGGGAGGGAGAATTAAAAGCGCTAGCGGAACTTCGATAACTTTAGATGATTTTGATAATACCGATATTCCGGATTTAACTACTTCTCCGACTCTTACTTGTTTATTACCTAACGGAAGTTTTGAAACTAAAAATATTACAAATCATAACGCCGGAGTTATAACTATAAATAGTGCTTTTTCTTCTAATCCTAACGCGGGAACTATTTTTATAATTGAAACACCAAGTTTTACTACAACGACGTGGCGAGTTATTAACGTAAAAGAAAACTCGGATAGAACTTTTAACATTACGGCTTTAGAACATAATTCCGGTAAATATGATTTTGTAGAAGATGGCACGGCTTTACCGGTAAGAAGTATTTCGACTATGACCGAAGTTAAGCCTCCTCCCTCCGGTGGAACGGCTGTCGAAAAAATAATAGAAATTAATAATAGAGCGGTATCAAAAATAATTTTAGATTGGGAACCCGTTACCGGAGCTTCAAAATATAGAGTTCAATATAGAGTAAATAACGGACAATTTACGACTATAGAAACTACCGATACTAGCCTAGATATTTTAAATACCGATGTCGGACAATACGATTTTAGAATTTTTTCTTATAACGCTATCGGGCAACCGTCCGGCTCACCGGCGACTATTCCTTTCACCGCGAGAGGAAAATCTGACCCGCCCGCTAGTGTTCAAAACGCTTCTTTAGAACCGATAGACGCTAATAACGCCCGAATAAGATGGCAACAAACTACGGATTTGGACGTAAAATATGGTGGACAAGTTTATATAAGATTCTCAGAAAATACTTCCGGAGCGACTTTCGCTAACTCTACCGACGTTATCGAGGCCGTTGGAGGTGCTACTACGGAGGCTCAAGTACCTTTAAAAACCGGAACTTATTCTTTAAAATTTAGAGACACCGGTGGTAGGTTTAGCACTACGGAAGCAAAAATAGTAGTTAATATTCCTAAATTTGGAGATAAATTATCGATAATAAGTCAAAGAGAAAATCCTAACTTTGCGGGTTCTAAAACTAATACTACCGTCGCTTCTAATAAATTAAAACTTACTAATCCTTCTACTAGTTTAACCGGTTCTTATAGTTTTCAAAACGTTTTAGATTTAGGCGGTATTTTTTCTCTAGACGTAGAAAGGCATTTAAAAAGTGTCGGAGTAAATGAATCAGATTTATTCGATGATATACCTAATTTAGATTTAAGAGATAATTTTGATGGCGATGTAGCGCAACAAACTAACGCTTCCGTATTAATTAGAACTACCGAAGATAACCCTTCTAGTTCTCCTACCTTTACCACTTTTAGTAAATTTTTTAAAGGAACCTTTAGAGGTAGAGGATTTGATTTTAAATGCGATTTAAATAGCGAAAATGCAAACGAAAATATTCAAATTTCCGAACTAGGATTTGATGCCTTTTTGCCGGTCCGCACCGATCAAAGTACGACAATTTTGACCTCGGGTACTTCCGCCTCGGGTTTTAACGCTACTTTTACGAGTACATTTTTTACGGGAACTTCAGCTATAGGAGGTTCAACTTCCGCTTATCTTCCATCGATAATGGT